AACAGAGGACGACAGCCTACACTATATGGACAACCTGCCTGACAGTCTTAGAGCTACTATCGTAAAGATAGAGCTGACTGACGATGATATCAAGAAGATAGACAGGCGTCTAGATGCTGCCGAAAGGTATGCAGATGAATATGTAAATTTTTTAAAATCCAAAAACAAATAAAATGAGTAATCAATTTAAAATGACAGGTGTCGTTGAGGTTATCTTCGACACAGAGCACGTAAGTGACAAGTTTCAAAAAAGAACATTCGTTCTTAACGACATGCAGGAGAAGTATCCTCAGAAGATTAGCTTTCAGTGTGTTCAGGACAAGATATCCCTACTTGACAATGTTGGCGAAGGCCAGGAGGTAGAGGTTGCATTTAATGTAAGAGGTCGAGAGTGGAAATCACCACAGGGCGAGCTCAAATACTTCAACACACTTGAGGCATGGAGGATCGATGTAAAGGAGGAAGCTCCAGTACAGCAGTCTAGTGCTGACGAGATGCCATTCTAACATTATGTTTTCATGATTGAAAAGGCAGTTAATGGGTTCTGTTGGTTAGCTGACCATACTCAGTAAAAACCCAATGCACCGATCGTATGGTGAGTCGGTGCTATTTTTTGACCAAAAAAATTTCATCACATGATTACTTACTTTAAGACAATAAACGACACGGACAAGCCGTACCACATTGATATATCTAGAGCATTGGATAGGATCAAGGACGGTGCGTCCAAGGACATAATAGACCAGGCTAGGAAAGAGGGGGATAAGGATAGCAGGAACAAGATAAAGAAAATGTTGCCTGCTATCTGTTTCTCTGGAACCTTTTCAAAGAGGCTTGACAGTGCTATCATTGAACACAGTGGTATCATGTGCCTGGACTTCGATGGGTTCAGGGACGAGCAACACCTCTACTCAAAGCGTATGGAGCTGATTGCTGATGAGTTCACATACTCACTATTCACATCGCCATCTGGGGATGGTATGAAGGTCCTTGTGAGGGTTCCAAAGGATGCCAAGAATCACAAGAAGTATTTCAAGGCACTTGAGAAGTACTATGCGTGCGATGAGTTTGACACATCGTGCAAGAATATATCAAGGGTGTGTTACGAGAGCTATGATCCAGATATATTTATCAATGAGCTATCCTCGGTATGGGAGGAGATGGAGAAGGATGTTGAGATAAAGACCAAGAGCAAGGCCATGATAAAGATCTCAGACTCTAACGAGATTATCCGCAGGCTATCTCTATGGTGGAACAAGAGCTATGGAATGATACAGGGACAGAGAAATAATAACCTGTTCATACTCGCATCCGCACTTAATGACTTTGGTGTGTCAAAGGATGAGGCCCTGTCTACCCTACACTCATACGATTCATCTGGAGACATGTCTTCAGAGATACCTGTCATTGTAAACAGTGCATACAAGAACGTGTCTGCACACGGGTCTAAGTTCTATGAGGACATAGACAAGACGGCAGACATAGTGAGCAATATAAAGAACGGAGTGCCTATAGATGTCATAAAGAAGACCAATGAGGATGTCGATGTAGATGAGGTCGCTAGGTCTGTAGATATGACTGAATTTTGGACCAAGAGCAGCAAGGGAAAGATAGACCTTGTGCCTCACCTGTTCAGAATATTCCTACAGGACAATGGATTTTACAAGTACTACCCAGTTGGTAGCAATAACTTTGTATTTGTGAGGGTTATAGACAACACCATATCTGACGTCAATGAGGACATGATAAAGGACTTTGTCCTTGACTATCTTTTAGGTATAGACGATATGTCTGTATACAACTTCTTTGCACTGAACACGAAGTTCTTCCAGGAGACATTCCTAAACTACGTCTCAAGGATAGAGCCAAACTTTATGGTAGACAACAGCGATGAGGCCTACCTTTACTATAGGAATTGTGCTGTCAAGGTCACAAGAGAGGATGTCGAGATTATCTCATACAAGAACCTCAATGGTCATGTATGGGAGAAGCAAAAGATCGACAGAGACTTTGTCAAGTCAGACTTCCAGCAGTCTGAGTTTAGACTATTTATAAAGAACATCTCTGGCAACAGGGACGACAGCACAAGATCGATGGAGTCCACACTTGGATATCTATTACACTCACACAAACCTGCCAGCTACTGCCCTGCAGTCATCCTGAATGACGAAATAATATCTGACAATCCTGAGGGCGGTACTGGTAAGGGTATCTTTGTAAAGTCAATAAGCCACATCAAGAAGATGGTTATAATAGACGGAAAGGGTTTCTCTTTCCAGAAGTCTTTCCCGTACCAGAGGGTTCAGGTAGACACTCAGACACTTGTGTTTGACGACGTCGCAAAGAACTTTGATTTTGAGAGACTGTTCTCTGTAATCACGGAGGGTATTACACTTGAGAAGAAGAACAAGGACGAGATACATATCCCGTTTGAGTACTCACCAAAGATTGTCATAACCACAAACTATGCGATCAAGGGTGCTGGTAATAGCTTCGAGAGACGTAAGTGGGACCTTGAGTTCAAGCAGTACTACACCAAGAGCTTCACGCCTGAGAGCGACTTCGGTCACATGTTATTCAGCGAGTGGAGTGAGGCCGAGTGGTCTAGGTTTGACAACTATATGATTGACAACCTTCAGCTATATCTAAAGAACGGACTGATGGTCTGTGAGTTTAGGAACCTAAAGGTTCGTAAGTTTATAGCAGAGACATGCTCAGACTTCTGGGAATGGTCAGACAGTGACGACAACCCGTACACAGAGATGGAGAGATGCTGCCTTGGTATGGAGATGTTCAACAACTTCATAGAGCAGTATCCAGACTACGGGCCGTATGGTAAGTTCAAGCTGTCACACAGCAGGTTCTACAGATGGCTTGACAGCTATGGTGAGTTCAAGTACGAGGAGAAACCTATAGTTACAAGAAAGGCTCAAGGAAAGTTCGTAGAGTTCATCAAGAAGAAGGAAGAGCAGGTTAAATTAAACTTTTAAGGTATGAAACTAAGAGACTATCAGATCGACATCTCTAAGAGGGGTGCCGACATATTAAACAGGTTAAACATACTATGCCTTGCGATGGAGGTACGCCTTGGCAAGACCTACACCTCTCTTGAGGTATGCAGTCTTGTCGGGGCCACCAAGGTTTTATTCCTTACAAAGAAGAAGGCTATCTCTTCCATACAGTCTGACTATGACACCATGTCCCCTGACTTTGATATAACTATAATAAACTACGAGTCTATACATAAGCTTGAGGATATAATGTTTGATGTTGTAATCTGCGATGAGTCGCACACGATGTCTGCATTTCCTAAGCCAAGCATACGCACACGACAGATCAGGAAGATGCTATCTATAAATGGTGCCAAGCTAATACTTATGACTGGGACAATAACCCCTGAGAGTTATAGCCAGATATATCATCAGTTCTATGTTCATCCAGATAATCCGTTTAAGTTTTACAAGAACTTCTACGCATGGTCAAAGGACTATGTTAATGTGTTCCAGAGAAAGATAAACAGCTTTATGGTGAACGACTACTCAAGAGGTATAGAGTCAAAGATAATGTCCTCAGTGTCACCGTACATGATATCGTACACACAGAAGGAGGCAGGATTCTCTACAGACATAGATGAAGAGGTACTTTATGTTAAGATGCTTGACAGGACCTACTCTATATGCGACAAGCTATCTAAGGATCTTGTAGTCGAGGGAGATAGTGAGGTTATACTTGGTGATACGCCAGCAAAGTTGATGCAGAAGTTACACCAGCTTTACAGTGGCACCGTTAAGTTTGAGTCTGGCAATAGCATGACCCTGGACAAGAGTAAGGCTATATTTATTCGTGACAGGTTCAAGGGTGTTAAGGTCGGTATATTCTACAAGTTCAAGGAAGAGCTGAAGTGCTTGCAGTCTGTATTTGGTGACAGCCTGACGACAGACCTTGATGAATTTAATTCGACAGATCAGTCGATCGCTCTGCAGATCGTTTCTGGACGTGAGGGCATATCTCTGAGGAATGCCAAGTACCTTGTCTTTTACAACATAGACTTCTCTGCCGTAAGCTACTGGCAGGCTAGGGATCGCATGACGACTATGGACAGGACATTTAATAAGGTGTTCTGGATATTCAGTGAGGGAGGTATAGAGGGTAAGATATATAATGCCGTAAAGAAGAAAAAGAGTTACACTATAAATATATTTAAAAAAGATTATGGACGAGAGAAAGAAAGAGATCAAGAAAAAGATTCGGATGATGATGGATGAGATTGCAGGTATCAACATAAAGATAAAGGAGCTTGAGTACAGGAAGAATGTACTTAGGAAGATGATAGATGCATTTGACCTGGAGTTGATCGATCAGCAGAAGATAGAGTTTGATGATTGTGAAAGAGATGTTTAAACTTTTTGTTTTTTGTTTGTAGTTTTTCTATATTTGGTTTGAAGTTATGACCGAGCAGAAGATACAGGCGAAACTTATAAAGAAACTTGAGGAGGATGGTTACTACGTTATAAAACTATCTGTCACAAACAAGCCAGGTATACCTGACCTTGTTGCGATACCAAAGGACTCAGACACAGAGTTTTACGAGGTAAAGAGGCCTGGTAAAAAGCCAAGACCTCTTCAGGTGTATAGGATAAAAGAATTGAACAAGCATGGGATTAAAGTACACGTATATGACGGAACGTCTGAATAGATTGAGACAGGTTAAGGATGTTGTGTATAGCGTCCCAGTGGTTGCCTCATACGAGAGTAATTTTAACATAAATTATGAAAATAATGAGGATTTTTATGAAAAATTAACAAATTTAGTAGAGAGCACTCCTAATGATCAAGATCTGGGAGGTATAATTAGAAATTTAATTAAAAACAATAAAAATGATTGACACCGTATTAGAATTTATAGAGAGAGATAAGTTGGCCAGTAAGTCAAGACTTAGAGAGCTTAATCACAAGAGGGTTTACCTTTACGCATTCCTTAGAAGCAATGGATACAAGCTTCAGCAGATAGGCAAGATGTTCAATAGAGACCACGCTACAATCATACACGGGATAAAGAACTACAAGTTATTTAAAGACAGCAAGGATCCTCTGTTCGCTGCAGATATATTTGAGTACAGGAAGGCCCTTGACAATAGATACAATCACAATATAAATCTAAAGAGAGATATCTTCGAGGATCTGAAGTCATGTAATCAATTTAGGGATATCGAGGTTATAAAGAGAAGGATAGAGAATGGAATGTACTAGAGGTGTTTACTGTGTAGATATAGAGATCAATGCAAAGGCTAGGTCTCGTAATCTTAGGGATCTTACTATAAGTAAGATCTTCACTAAGGTACCACTGGCACTGGATGACGAACTGAATCCAGTGAACAAGGACTTCTTAAAAAGGTTCCTAGATCAAAAAGTTATTAACATGTACAATGTTAATTACTCTATCACTAATAAAAAGTATTTATCAGGACTATGTTACGACATTTAAAATAGATATATTTAGGGCCATGAATCATATCAACTACGTAAACTCTGTAATGCATGAGATCAATGAGATGACTGACAACATATACGAGTCTCTCGTAGATGAGGATTCAGGCGAACTAAAGTATAATATTCAGAGGATGATAAAGATACTCAAAGACATAGACAAGTCACATGGAGAAGACAAGGATTTGTAATACCTGCGGAATAGAGAAAGACATATCTAACTATCATTCGGCAGGACAGAAGAACGGTATCAAGTACCGTAGGAGAAAGTGTAGTAAATGCTACATGGCGGTTAAGACAAAGTACAGAAAGAAAAATACAGACTGGCTAAAGGAGTACAAGAGTAAGTTAAGTTGTGAGTCATGTGGATACTCAAAGGCTACTCATAAAAATTTTACAGAGAAGGCACTAGAGTTTCATCACCATAATGGAGATAAATCGTTTAACGTCAGTGAGGGTGTTTTTTTTACTGGTAGAGAGGTACTTATGAATGAGATATCAAAGTGCGTCGTGCTATGCTCCAGGTGTCATACTGAGGAGCATTATAATTCATAACTATTTTATAAATAAATCAGAGGATTCACTAGGCATTGTGACCACTTCTTTCTTAAGATCCTTAGCCTTTCTACCTTTCTTTATATTTTCAATAGCCCGTTGACCTGTAAAAAGTTTATACTTTTCAGCCTCAACAACTTCTTTCATCTCGTCCAGAGTAAGATCTCCAAAATATGTTTTAAATCTTTTAATTTCATCAGACACATCTTTTGCTTTGTCTTTATTTGTGTTTATGATAAAATATTCCTCTGCCTCTGTAGGTGTCCTTTTTATTTCCTTTTTAACGTCTTGATACTTGTTATATTTGGACTCGCTTATTGATTTCTTTTTTATTTCCTTAAGTCCATATCTTGCAATATCACCAACATCTTTAGGTGCTATACCAGTTATTTGAAGAAACTTAAGTGCAGCTACAAGTCCAAGCTTTTCTCTATCC